AAAAAAAAAAAATTTTTTTGAAAAGTCCCAGTCCAGGAATTTTAATGATGCTATTAAAAAGCCGCCTGACAAGAATAATAATTTTAATAACAACAAAAATGCGGCTAAAATCCCAAATTCCAAGCAAAATAATATTAATAACAATTATATGGAATTTAATCAAGAGGACCCTTTATACAATATATATAAGCGTAAAGTATATGGCTATTACACCTATTATAATACCCACAATTTAACAGTTGAGTCTCCTGCCACGCATAAACAATTAATTAAATTACTACCTAATATTAAATTTTCTCCTGAGGCTAATCCAGATACTCAAAAATTAAACCCCCCAACTGAAACAGAATCTACTAAACGTTATGACATCCAACATGAAATCATTAACCAACACCCCATCACAGCAGCCATAAGAAACATCTTTGAAGATCTCAATATATTATCTAACACACGTATTACCACCTTTGATCCTTCCGTAACCCCAAATGAATACAAATACCTAAAATATTATCCAAATCGACCTGTTATAGATATCAACTCCTCCCGACTCGCTAAGCGTGGCATATCCCGATATATATTAACACCAATCAATGATGTAGAGGATTCAAATAGAGTACGTAACATAAATGCTGCCGTTGACATGTATAACAATCAATTGCACGATGCTGTATATAAAATAAAATTAGCAGATACAGCCAATCAAAAATTAAGAAAACAAATATTGAATGAAATAATAGAACACGCTGTTAAACAAAAAGTAGATTTTAAAAAACAAGACGCTTTAAAAAAATACCAGGATGATGTAGAAGCCAAAAGAGCAGATTTAATCAAATATGAGCAAGATGTAGAAAAAGAAAAAGAAGATGACCTCGAAAGTATCTATACTAATGCAGAAGTAAATACTGTAGATGATAATATACAAGATTATGTGCATAACGTTTTTGATAACCAAGAAAAACATAAAAAGAATAAAGAACACGAAATACCCGCTGAATATGACGTGGACGATCCAGAAGACATGCTCATCAATATGACGGATGTTATATATTATATCCCAGATAATGATTTATATGAACTCACAGAACCTTTAGCTGATGGGGTGGTAATTACAGGGACAATGCATATTCCCAAGATAATGGACACAAAAGCAAGATTAATCCAATATGGTGACCATATTGAGGGAGTTATGCGATTGATTCCTGCAGATGACCAAATGAATTATATCCATGACGCTGAACAAATAAACCTAGCACATGCTGAAATGTGGATGCAAATGAAAGGCAACCGCCTCCCTTACCGCCATCCTGTGAAATTCCCACAGCTTAATAAAGTCGACCAATATATTATACCTCCATCTGTAAAAAAAGAATATCCTTATTGTTTAAAAGTTATAGTTACACAACGGGTTGACTGTAGTGCCACTGACTATATCCGTTTTGATATACTTAAGGAACCTATACCAGATATAAAAGAAGATGAATATGGCCTCAGGAATGTATTCACATCTACCACTACTTATCAAACCTACAGCCCTGAACAATACTTACAACACCGTCAAACAATATCACGCACATGGCAAACGGCTAACCGTAACAAAATCGGGGATACATGTTACCTTTATAATTATACCCGTGATCATTTATTTGATATGTTTCAAATTCGTGAGCCTCGACCTCAAAATAATGAACCCCAAATACCTGAAATAGAACCAAATCCTGAACCAGAAATAGCGCATGTGGAAAATGTCAATAATAGTTATGTTATCTATACTGATAAAAGTGGGAGGTTTTTTAATTATAATGAACAGTTACAAACAAATGCTCAATTCTTAGACAATATTATTGCGGAGGAAGTACCAGAAGACCTTGTAGCAAAAATTCAAACTAAATTAATGAATATGAAGCAAATAGGGAAAGCTGAATTAATTACCATGATCACTTTCATAAATAAAGAATCACCAAAAATGCAGCTGAAAGATGCAATTATACCTTTGTTAGCATCGTGCATAGCTGATATCATGCAAGTGCATAAAGAATTATTCTTAATGGAAAAATGGAAAAAAATAGAGTGGATAAATAAATTTGCAGTTAATAATGTAAAAATAAAACCTGAATCTCTCTGGCAAGCCATTAAGCTTAGACGTGCATCAGATTACATTGCCATAGCGCTCAGAGACTTGCTCAGAATCAACCCAAAAAAAACTGATGAAATACAAGGACTAAATTTTTAGACGTGGCGTACGTTCATAAACAAAAACAAATTAAAAATAAAATTAATTATTTAAATAATCAAATTAAGAACTATCAAAAACAACTCAATCAGTTATTGGCAGATAACAATCGGCTTCTTTGTTACGGGACCACTTTATCACAAAACCTCCGTAAACATGCTGCAGCTCCTAAAATCCCCAATCAACGACATCCCCATACTAAATATCAACAATATCCTCGTATTAAACTTAAAATGCTCGACCCTCAATTAAAAGAACTAAAACAAAAATATGACCCTGACGGTAGTAATCCTGAATGGATTAATGATCTTACGCTCGACCAACTCAATTGCAACTGTCCCCATAGAATAAAATTTGAAAAAATTTTTGATAAAGACAATAGTGCCATCGACGCAATGGTCTGGACCGCTTGTAAACACACTACTCTTGCTGCAGCTAAACGCCAAATGAAATCAGCCCCCTTACCTGCTGAAGACGTAGCAGAACATTTTGTGCAGTACTCAAAAAATCTAATTGATAAAGAAGTTGGCGAACAACTCCAACACTTCCAATACTCAGTAGTAGATTGGTATAATCACTTGCACACCACCAAGCAAAAAGCTATTGAACCAGTAATCAAATACTATTCCGGTCAACGATATTCCCTATCAAAAAAAGAGTTATCTAATATCCAAAACAAATTTTACACGGGTATTCTAAAAGAGGAAGTTCAAGAAACCAATGGTAAGCCACGGATGGTTTGCTCCGTGCCTCAGTCAACAAAATATATTATGGGGCCTGTAACCTGGCACCTTGAAGAAATTTTCCAAGATAATTTTAAAGGATATTGTGGAGGAAAAAATCTTACCCAAATGTCACATATGATCAATGATTACCTTAATCAAGGATTCACTAAAGTAGTGGAGGGAGATGGATCATCTTTTGATAACACACAAGATGTGTCTTTGAAGGCTGTTGACCGGTACATATATTCAAGAGTTAGGCAAAACATATACCATGTACCTAAAGAGGATTTTGATGAAGTTAGTCAAGCATTATACAAAGTGATGGACATTCAGTATCTAGAAGGGAAAAAGAAACGACCCATATTACGTTATAAAATCTTAGGCACTGTTTTTTCTGGGGACTGCGATACCACCCTTATGAATACCATCAGAATGGCACTATACAACCGATATGTTAACGATATGGCTGGTTTAAAATATGGAGTTGATTACGTTTGTTTTAGTAAAGGCGATGACTTCACAGTTATGTATAAACCTTATGTTTCAAATACACTGATCACACGGGCTTATTACCGATACTTCCTCCCTCCAGTAGATGACCCATCAAGACCCAATACGCAAATATATGGACTTGGCCAAGTTTTAAAATTTTTAAAATTCGGAGATGCTACAACTATAGACTTTTGCTCACTTCAAGCTTGGTGGACAGACCCTAGTGAGACACAGATATATCTTACACGAAATTTCAACAAGTTTTTAAAACTATCAGTATATTCCCGTAAAACTAAAACATACTCAATAAATGAACTCTGCCAATACTTAGAGGATCAAGCTCTAGCGCTAGACATAAATTATCAAGGAATAAAATGCCTCACCATACTAACCAATTATTATCGGGAACTAATTACCCGCCTGCGCCATCAATATATGAATATCAAGCAACCGGTGCAGCATTCAATCAAAATTAAATTGGCACAACAACAATTAAAAATGGAATTAACACGGCAGCAACTGCGACCCATTTATAACTATTTAGAACAATTGGAAATCCAAAATGAAACTGAAGTAGGACACAGACATACTCAGATTAAACAATTAACCCGTGACTACTGGGAATACATGCAAACAATTGAAAAAACACATACTGAAACATTGACACAAGAACAAGCAGAATACGTATCACAACAAATATCACAGGGCCTCTTTATGGAATACATCAAATCCATTTATGACGTACGCCACAAAATAAAAGTTTAAATGAATACAACTACAACTACTACTACCCGCCGTGTTATTCCTAAACAACGGCAAAATCAACAGCGCAAGGTTAAGGTTGTTAAGAGGATACGACAAATTAACATTAGAAGAAGTAATCAAAGAAGAAGAAGAAGAAGAAGAAGAAGAATAATAAACACCAGTATGCCTGTAGCATATACTCCAGGATTTCAACCTAATTTTCGAGTCATGTATCAATCAGCTAATGCTATGCTTGTAGCAGGAAGAGACTTAATATATCAAATCCCTGACACCCTAGTCACAGCCCAAGATACTTCAGTAATCACAGCTATACCTAGTAACCCAGCTTATTGGATAGGAACAAGAATTTCTACTATCGCAGCAGGATATCAAAATTACAGGCCTTTATTGTTTAGAGTACATTATGTGCCCCAATGTGCCAGCACTCAGCAAGGAAATGTTATTGGAGGGACTTTGTGGGATCAGGTCCCTACGCGTGAAGGTTTACAACAGTCATTAAAAACTAGTTCTGGTAATATCTTAACACAAGCATTCAAACCAGCTGTGGCCTTAGTAAAATTGCAAGGTAACTTACAAACCAATTTATTCCGTGTTGCTGGCAAGTTTGACCAATTGTCAAACCCATTCATGTATCTCGGTATATCAGTCGGAACATATAATTCTCAAAACCAACGAATCATTCCTGGTTACTTTTATGTTGAGTATAAATATACATTCAAGAATCCTATAGGATCTGGAGTTCAGTTTTATAACTCAGGAATCATACCTTACAGTGCCTCACGTCTCCAATATTCAAATTCCACACTATTTGTCTGTTCTAACACATCCCAAGTTAGGGCTTTTCGGAATGGTATCACCTCTACCATTGACCTAAATATTGGCACTACCTTACAACAGGATCTTATGGATAACCAAGTCGTACTAACATACAATGATTCACAGGTTGAACTGCCTAATACAAGTTACGTGTGGCAGTTTGCCAACACTACCATGACAGCTAACAATCAGGTCTTAAATCCCACCACAGTGACCACCCAGCTTAATCAAACACCTAGAGCATATAACGACACAGATGTCTATGTATCATACGATTCTGGGTTTTTCTTTTATTATTACCTCGACCAACCATCGAATCTTGTAACTGGATACCTCATTATACCAACAGTCACTACAGCCACTACACTCACACAGTCAGTTCTTGTCACCCTCAAAGGTGAAACCACAGAAACTTGGTATCATGCAGAAGCTCGATCTAGCGCATTAACTTATATAGGAACTTACTACCTGAAGACCTCAGGTTCTTTCATCATAACTCAGCTCAACCCAACATTTATCAACTGGGTTTTACTCCCCCCATCCTCGAAACAGACTAACACTTCGAAGGGACTCACTCAAAAACGAACCCCCAATATAGGTAGGGGCATTAGCTTGGCCAGTGGATCAGCTAATGTCATTTGTGATGTTCCCTATATGGAGCAAGCAAACGCTCACCAACAACCAACCTGTAAGTCGCAATCTATGCACCCTTCCCTCACCGAAAGTGAGGGCTCAGAATCCTCAGATGAGGATATAAAAAGCTGTTAAAAGAAGCATCATTAAAATTCCA